TCACTCATTGATCTGGATCCTCGTGAAGGGGCCGGGGCCGAATTGCGCAGACACCTGCGCGATTTCAATGCTGTAGGGCAGGCTCACCCCGTCGGTGGCCTGCATGGCATCGGTGTAGGAATAGGTTGGCGCGGACAGCTCGACCTCGCGTCGTACGCCGCCAGTATCGGCGATCCGCAGAACATAGCTCTCGCGGTCCTCGCCCAACGGCACCTCGGTGCCCTGCCAACTGTCGCCGTCGATCCGCGTACGCCTGACCCAGCTGACCTGCCGCTCCGCCCCGACCCTCGGCGCGCGCAGATGGGCGGGCGCATAGGGCCGCAGCCCGGCACCGTCAAAGGCCAGCGCCGTGTGCGAATAGACCGGATGATCATAGGGTTTCGCCGCCTGCCCCACCAGGTAATGCCGTTGCAGCCCGCGCGCCGACAGCGGCAGGTCGATCTGCGTGGCGCGTCCGTCAAGCAGCACGAAGAGCGATCCCACCGGCCATGCGTCCGGCATGATCCCGTCCGATCCCGCCTGCCCCCGCAGGCGCAGCGTGATGTCCCACAGGTCTTCGCCCACCAGCATTGCTTCGGCGAACTGGATCACCTCCCAATTCGCGCCGCTGCCATCGCCGATCGCCGCCGCGTTCGCGCCATTGAGAACATCCGCGACACTGGCGGACCTCAGCGTCCCGGTGCTCATCCGCACGCGCACCGCCGACCCCCGGTCCCAGACACCGGCCTCGGCCCGGAAAAGCGGCGTTTCCAGCACCCCCACGGCCGAGACCACCTCGACCATGGTGTTCAGCACATAGCCGCTGTCCGAGGGCGCGCTATAGCACGCCACCGCCCCCGGCCACGGCACCGCCGCCACCGCCAGATGCGGCGCATGGGGCACCTCGTCGCCGGTCAGGAGCGGCAGGTCCAGAAACAGCGGGCTCACCGGCAGGGGCGGCACGAAGGGCTCCAGCGTCACCGCCTCCTCGACCGTGTCCGACGGCTCGTAGACCTCGGCCTCGGACCGCACGGCCTCAACCTTGCGCGCGCCGGTATCCTCGACACGGTCGATCCGCCAGGTCGAGCCATCCGCCATCTCGACGACCGACCCAGCACCCAGATCGCGCCGCGAAGGCGGCAACGCAAAGCTGACACTGTCACGCGCCACCCGCGCCTCGGCCAGCCAGCGTTCGGCAATCGCCCGCCCCTCGCCCGCTGTCAGCAACAGCGGCAGGTCGCTCTCGCTCGTGGTGTCGTCGCCATCGTCGGGAAAGACCGCCTCGGCCACGCGGGTCTCGAACGCCCCCGCCGCCTCGACATGCGACAGGCGCACGCGCCCCACCATGTCCGCCTCGGGCAGGCGCGTCCACACCGGGGCCGACGCGCCATCTTCATCAACGGCCATCCCCTCTTCGGGCACCCGCGCATCCGGCACCCCGGCACGCGCCCGAAAGACGATCCTGCCCTCCCGCTCCACTGCCTCGAACCCATGCGCCAGCATCAGCCCCTGTAACCTCGCCCGCGCGCTTTCCACATCCGCCGACATCGCCCCGCGCACGAAACCGAAAAGGCCCGACACGTCGTATTCCGTAACGCCCGCCTCTTCACAGATCTCGGCCACCACGTCGGCCAACGGCTCTGCCCCCATGCGACCGGTGATCCAATGCCCCCGCGCATGATTTTCACCGTCCGACCAGACGTCCCTTGCACTGGGAAACGCGGGCCACGGCCGCGCATCCCACGCCCAGACATAGGCGTGGTCCATATCCAGCATCGGCCCGCCATAGACCTCGGACACCGGGTTATGCGCGGGGTCGGCCCAATAGCTCGTCATCGCCCGCAGGTATTGCATCTGCATCAGGTCATCGCGCCGCCCGGTCGAGTAATGCGGCAGCCCGGACTCCGAGGATTTCGGATCGAGGAACTTGTTGGGCTGGTTCGTCCCCTTGTCGATGGCGGCACAGCCCATTTCCGTGAAACGGACGGGTTTTGAGCGCGGCTCCCACGCGGTCGGCACCGCCTGACGCACACCACCGGGCCGGTCGTGGTGCGGCGCGCTCCACCAGCGCACCACGTCCTTGTAGCGAAAAACCCAGTCCTCGCCATAGGCACCATCGGTGATCGGCGCGCGCCTCTGTGCCGCCCGCGCGGCGTCACTGGGGTAATACCAGTCATATCCCTCGCCGCCCTCGATATTGCCGCGCAGATACGCCAGCTCGTAGATCGACCGCCACGCCGCATCCGCATGGGTCCGCCCGTCGCGCCAATCGCTCAGCGGCATGTAATTATCGATTCCGATGAAGTCGATATTGGCATCTGCCCACAGCGGATCGAGGTGGAAATAGACATCGCCCGACCCGTCCTGCGGGTGATAGCCGAAATATTCCGACCAGTCGGCGGCATAGGTCAGCTTGGCGTCGGGCAACAGCGCCCGCACCTCTGCGGCGAGTGCGATGAACTGATCCACGGCCGGAAACCCGCTCGCCCCCCGCAACTGCGTCAGGCTGCGCATCTCGGAGCCGATGCAAAAGCTTTCCACCCCGCCCGCCGCCGCGCAGAGCGCAGCGGAATGCAGGATGAACCGGCGATAGCTCCACTCCGCCGGGCCGTTGTAACCGACCGCGCCGGGCGACACGCTGAAATCACTGGCCACCACCGACCCGAAGAACGCTGCAACCTGCGCGTCCGCCACCGCCGTCCCATCGGGCGAGCCCGCCACGCCCGGCGCCTTGTCCCCGGTCATCCGTCCCCGCCATGGCAGCGCCGGTTGCTGGCCCGTTTCGGCCCACGGGTCCGGTTTGCCGCTCTCCGCAAGGATCTCCATCAGCAGGAAGGGATAGAACATCACCTCCTTGCCAGCCGCGTTCAGCGCCTCGATCGCCTCGATCACCGATTGGTCCGTGGGCGTGCCGCCATAGATCGCCCGGCCGTCGACCTGCGCAATCTGCTCGGCCGTGGTGCGGGTCAGCCCCGCAACCCGCCACGGCATTTCGCGGCCATCCGCCTGTTTCTGTTCGACCTTCGGCGTCACGCGGCAGTCACCGGCGCGCAGGTCATCCCCGAACCAGCTGACAATCAGCGACACCGCCCCGCATTGCGGCACCTCGCCGTCAAGGGCCTCCAGCGACATGGAAAAATCCGCCTCGCCCGAAGCCGTGTGCACATTCGCGCTCTCGGATTTGCCATAGCCCCACGCATAGCTGACCGGGGTCGTCGCCAGCGCGTATTCCCCTGTCCCCGGCATCATCGCCACAGCCCGGATGGCCTGCGAGGGCTGCGGCGGGCTGTCCAGCAGCGCAGGCTGCGCCGGGCGCACCACCTCGAAGCTTAGCTGCGGCACGCGGTTGCCATAGGGCGACAGGTCCAGATCCTCGATCACCACATAGGCGATCCCACGATAGGCCGGGACCAGTCCCGCGCCCTCGACCGCCTCCATCTTCGGGTCCGGCATCTGGTCGTCGGTGCCGCGATAGACCCGCATGGTCAGGTCGCTCTGTGCGATCTCGGCGCCATCGGCCCAGACCCGGCCCACGCGGGCGATCTCGCCCTCGCACAGCGCCACGGCAAGGCTCACCGTGTAGGAATAGCTGGCTGTCCTTGGCCGTACCGGCGCCCCCTTGCCGCCGCCCGAAACCGCGACATGTTCCTTGAACCGGGTGGCCCAAATGACCTGCCCGCCCAGGCGCATCTGGCCGAAAAGCCGCGCCACGGCGGCGCCTTCGGATGCTCCGGTCAGGCGGAAACGGTCGATGCGGCCCTGTTCGACCACGTCCGAGCCGCTGCCAAGCAGCCGCTGGTCGATCACCCGGCCCACGGTGGCCCCCGCCGCGCGCCCGATTACCGCGCCGGTCAGCCCCAGAACGGTGCCGGAACTCAAGCCGCCAATGGCCGCTCCTGCGGCTGACAGTAGGATCGTTGCCATAGTGTCTAAGTCCTTTCGGGAAATGCAAATCGCGCCACGATCCGCCGCCGCCAGGGCGGGGTCAGCGCGCTTTCCACCACGCCATGCCCGCTATAGGCATGGATGAACGTGGCCTCTTGCCCGGTGCGGCCCTGAAGCCCCAGATGCTTGGCCACAGCCCCCGCCCGCATCCGAAACAGCAGCACGTCGCCAGCGGCCTCTGCGGCCACCGGTTTCGCCGACAGATGGCGCAGCGCGGCGGCCCAAAGCCGTTCCTCCCCCTGCGGTTCCGACCAGTCGGGCGTGTAGGCGGGCACCGCTTCCGGCTCTGGCCCGATCACCTCGCGCCAGACTCCCCGCAACAGCCCCAGGCAATCGCAGCCCGCACCCTTGGTGGCGCATTGATGGATATACGGCGTCCCGATCCAGCCCCGCGCAGCCGCGACCACGCGGCTCATCGCAGGCTGCCCCCATCCACCGCCGCCGAGCCGCGCCCCGGATAGGCCATGATCCAGTCGTCGCCGGGAATGTCGGGAAAGCCTTGGAAGTTCAGAAGGTTCGAGAACTTGAGCCGACAGGTCTCCATACGCTTGTCGCAACCCGCTTCCAGCCGCACCCGGTCGCCCGACCGCAGCTCGGCGCGCAGCGCCTCCCACAGCTCGACCCGGCGCACGTCGTCAGCATAGCGGTCGTTCTTGATCACCGCGACCAGCCCTTGGGCGGCCCCGCTCAGCACCGTCAGCCGCCCGCGTTCGAACCAGCGCGGCGCGAAACTGTCCAGCCCGGCAAAAAGCAGCACCCGCCCCTCGTCCACCTGGTCCACCGCACCGTCAAAAGCGTAGCCCGGAGTCGACAGGTCGAACCCGCAGGCCCGATCGCCCAACACCGCAGAACAATGCCGCTGATAGACCCGCCCCATCCGCCGGTTCATCGCTTCGGCCAGTCCGCGCAATTCGGCCCGGAAGCCGCCCGCCTGCCGCTCCAGCTCGCCAAAGCTGCCACGAAACTGCAACACCCGGTTCTCCGGCGCACGCCACTGGACCAGCCACGCCTCCACCTCGGCACCATCAAACCGCCCGGCGGCGATGTCACCTTCGGTGATCGACACGTCCGACAGCGCCCCCACGGCCTCGGTATTGTCCACCGACAGGCCGCTGCTCTGGCTCAGTGCCGCCGCCGACAGACCCGACTCCGCCTTGAACACCGTGCCGTCGAAGGTGAGCGGGCAATCGTGGTCGGTGAACCCCAAGCGAACGCCATCCTTGCGCGTCACCCGCCAGCAGCGCGCCACTTCGGTCACCCCCCCGATCAGATGCGCCGTCAGCCCCTCTGCGCCGCTCATACCCGGATCTCCACCACCGGCACCGAGGGCACTTCCCCCGCCTGGAAATTGGCCACCGAGGTTTCGATCCGGTCCACGTCGAAGCGCACCGGCACGTCAAAGGCGAACCCGGCGGACACCTCCACCCCTTCGGCGGGTGCGTCCTGAAACGCGATCACACCGGTGGTGGAGTCCACCGTGAAATGCACCCCCTCGACCAGTTCCGCCGCGTCCCACCCGGCCAAAACGCTGCCCGCGACCGGCTTGGTGATGGGCCGCGCATAGCTTTCCTCGCCCGAGCGATACTGCTTCACCAGCGGAAAATCCCTGGTCTCGCCGTCGCCCGTGCCGATCACACAATCGCGAAAGCCCGGCTCCTTCGACGGCGCACAGCTCTTGTAGTCGGACCAATCCTTCCAGCGAAACCCGTGCAACTGCCCGCGCCGCGCCTCGAAAAACGCGATCAGCGTCTCGATGTCGTCGAGCGAGCGCATCCCCACCCCTGCGTCATAGCGGCGGCGCGAATGGGCCCAAGGCGTGTTGCGTTCCTCGAACCCGTTGGCGAGCGTCACCACCTCGGTGCGCCGTTCCGGCCCGCCGACCGAGCCAAAGCTCAGGTTGGCAGGAAAGCGAATTTCGTGAAAATTCATTGTGTTATCCCTCACCGATTCCGCTGCCCACGCGCCAGCGCCCGGCCCATCTGCGCCGCGACCTGGCTTTTCGAGCGTTGGAATCCCTGCACATCCGGCGTGGTAATGTTCATCGTCACATGCACGGGCCGCCCGCCGCCCTGCGCCTGCACGCCAAGCTTGCCATCCGGGCCACGGGTCAGCGGCATGATCGCCTCTGGCCCCGCCTCGCCCATCAACCCGGTGCCGCCGCGCATGGCAAACGGCGTCGGTCCGCTGACCACGCCGCCACGTGCAAAGGCCGTCACCCGACCGCCCGCAAAGGCACCGCCGGTCTCGAACGGCAGCACCGCCGACATCAGCGAGTTGACGCCACCCGCCAAAGCCCCGCCGAGGGCGTTCTGCACCGGCCGCATCGCGGTGTTGTAGGCCGCATCAACCATGCTTTGCGCCACCGTTCGCAGCGCATCCGACAGGCGCATCCCGTCGAACACCACGCCATCGAAGGCCCGGCGCAAGCCGCTGCCAAACGATCGGCTCAGCCCCTGCACTTCGCGGCCCGTGTAAAGCATGGTGTCCTGCATTGTCCGCAGTTCGCCCTGAAAGGCCGCAACCATCTGCGTGGCCGAGCCGAGCGTCGCCTCCAGCGAGACCAGTTCGGCATCCAGCCCGTCCAGTTCCTCATTCATCGCACCTGTCCTCGTGATCGGGGAAACGGGCGGCCAGGGCCTCCAGCCCCGCCCGTCCCATGGGCGCAGCACCCGCAGGCTCGCCCAGCATCAGCATCAGCTCCGCCGGGGTCAGCGCCCAGAACTGCGCCGGGGTCAGCCCCAGCCCCCGCATCCCGGCCCGCATCAGCCCCGGCCAGTCAAAGGGCCTTTGGGAGGTCATCGCGGCGGCCGGAACGCCAGCGCCAATAGCTGCGCGGCCACCCGCGCGGCCTCCAACGGGCCGCCCCCGATCTCGGCCCTGGCCAAATCGGCAGGCTCACCGCTCCAGCCGCCTCCGCGCAGCCCCGCGCAGACCAGCGCCAACACGTCCCGCGCCTTGAACGCCCCGGCCTCGAACCGCTCGACCAACGCAGGCAGGCTGTCTTCCGCCAGCCACGCCTCCAACTCGGCCAAGGCCCCAAGCGTCAGCTTCAGAACCCGCCGCTCGCCATCCAGCACCAGCGCCACCTCGCCCGCATAGGGGTTCGCCATGGCTCAGAGCGCCGCGGTAAAGCTCAGCGCGCCCGCCGAGGCCAGCGACACCTCGTAGGTCGCTTCGCCGTCATGGGTGCCGGCATACTCGATCCCGGTAATCTGGAACGGCCCCTCGACGGTGCCGAAATCGGGGATGATGACCTGGAACGCAGGCACCTCGCCGTCGAAAAAGATCTGTCGCGCGCGCTCATCCGTCGCCGCATCGCGGAAGATACCAGAACCGCTGAGCGCCGCCGATTTCACCCCCGCGCCACCCAAGAGTTCCCGCCAGCCACCGGTTGATTCAAGGCTCGTCACATCCACCGTGTCCGCGTTGAAACTGAGCCGCGAGGCCCGCAGCCCCGCCATGGTCTGAAAGCTGCCATTTCCGTCCAGATCGACCTTCAACAGAAGGTCTTTTCCATTCTGTGCCGCCATGTCATTCTCCATTAATATCCGAATATTACCGCTCACCCTTCAGGTGATGTGTCAGGCCATCGCCTCATCCAGACGGGCCCGAAACCAGATGTCGATTCGCCGCTCGGCCCCGGCGCGCGAGGCTTTGGCGCGGTAGAACTGAACCCGCCGCACCTGCCCGCGTAAAAGGGTCAAAGGCGCCGCCAGCAGCGCGTCTGACACCGCCGCCGCTGCCTGCTTCGCCTGGTGGAAACTCGCCGCGCTGCTGACCACGCTCACCGCGAAATCATGCACCGCCCCGCCCGAACTGGCGTCCGTTCGGTCACGCGCCTTTTCCGGCCCGAGCGTCACGTAAAGCGTGGGCAGCGTCCCGGCTGGCAACGCGTCATAAACGTTGCTCCCCACGATCGCCGCCAACCCCGCATCGCCGCTCAGCCGGTCAAAGACCGCCACCTGCAACGCCGCCGTCATGCCGTAGCTCATGTCGCCGCCTCCTCGGTTGCGAAACAGGTCAGGAAACGCCCGCCGGGGTCGCGCTCCGTCACCGCGTCGATGGTGAAAACCCGGTCCCCGTCGCGGAACCGTTGCGAGGGCGTGGGCCGCGACGGGGCCCCCTGCGGCGCGGCCCGAACGGTGATCTTGAAGCCCATGCGGGACAGCCCCCCCGCATCGCGCCCGGTGCGGGGCAGAACCTCGCCCCAGATCACGCCAAGCGGCCCCCAGGTTTCGGTGAATCCGCCCGCGCCGTCGGCTATCCGCGAAGGCCCTTCCAGCAGCAGCCGCCGGCTCAGATTGGGGCGCCCGCTCATCCGCTCAGCCCCCGCATCCGGACCGAGCGATAGGGCTCGATCAGCACCGCCACGCCACAGGCCATCCCGGCCTCACCGGTACCCTGCGCGTCGTAAAGCTCGGCCGCCTGCAACAGCACCGCCTGCCGCAAGTCAGCGGGGATGCCGTGCCAGTCCATGCCATATCCCGCCGTGAAGGCCACCTCGATGGACCCGCCGCTTGTCGGGTTGGGCAAGCTGCCCGTGGCCATAACCGCAGGCCGGTGCGTATCGGCCCGCAGACGATAGCTTTGCGGGTCCAGCATCGTCTCGACGCCCCCGCGCGACACCAGCTTGACCGAGTCCACGGACTGCACCGGCGCCACCGGCAGCACCTGCGCCTCGGCGGATTGCCACTGACTCAGATGCCAGGTGAAGCCGCGTCGGAACAGCGCCTTGCCGATCCGCGCCTCGATGGCAGCGAGCGCCGCGCGCAAACAGCTTTCAAGCTGCCCGTCCTGACTGCCATCATCGGCAAAACCCGAAGACAGGCGCAGGTGATCGGTCAACTCGGTGACAGGCAGCAGGGCACTGGACACCGAGGACATTTCGACCATCATCATGTTGTTATTTCTCCGCAAAGAACTGCCTCAGAAAGGTGGCATGGCCGGGCCCCCGCGCCGCTCGGGCGGAGGACAAATGGCTGGAGGCCGCGACGGCCCGCCCATGCCGCCCGCCCCGGACCAAACGGCCCGGACCGGGATGACGTGCCGCCTGCGACAGGTCAGACGGTGCCGAATTTCAGCAGCTTGATTGCCGAAAAGTCGCTGACATCCCCGCCGACGCGCTTGGTGGCGTAGAACAGGACATGCGGCTTGGCGCTGAACGGGTCACGCAACACGCGCAGATCGGGACGCTCGGCAATGGTGTAGCCCGCGTTGAAATCGCCAAACGCAATCGCCATCGCGTCGGCGGCAATATCCGGCATGTCCTCGGCGATCAGCACCGGATAGCCCATCAGCCGCGCCGGTTCCCCGGCGGCCAGCCCATCCGACCACAGGAAGCGCCCGTCGGCGTCCTTCATCTTGCGCACGGCGCCAGCGGTCTTGGAATTCATGACGAAGGCCGCCCCGGCGCGGTAGCGCGCGCCCAGGGAATAGACCAGGTCGACAATCGCATCCGCAGGGGTCACGGCGTCGAAGTCGCCCGCCGTGCCCGTCACCACATAGCCGATATTGCCCCAGCTCCAGCTGGCATCGGCCACGGTCGTGTGGGTCAAAAAGCCGGTGGGCTTGTCCACCCCGTCGCCCGAGATGAAGGCCATCGCCTCGGCGCGGGAAAACTTGTCGGCGATACGGCCCGCCAGCCAACCCTCGATATCGAAAGCGGTATCGTCCAGCAGCCGCTGCGACGCCTTGGGCAGCGCCGACAGCTCGTGCAGCGGGATCGAGATGCGCTCGATCTGCGGCGTGTCGGTCTCGGTGGCGGCGGCGGTCTCGGTCGCCCAACCGGCGCCCACATCGGTGTGGTCCACCAGCACGTCGAAGGACGACGCCTCGACATTCACCACGTTGGCGATCGCGCGCAGCGACGAGGACGACCGCAGCACGCCCTGGATCTGCTCCGCCGTCTGCGGATCGACCAGAAAGCCGCCCTCGGCATTGACGGCCGTGTTCAACGCCTTGCCTTCCAGTTCCAGCCCGCGCAGGCCGTCGTCGTCGCCGGTGCGCAGATAGGTGCCGATGGCCTTCTTGTGGGGGGCGCCCTCATCGACGGCGGTGGAAAGCGCAGGGCGCAGATGGGTCATGGTCTTGGTGTTCAGCATGGAAATACGCTCTTCCTGTTTTGCGATTTTCGTCGTCATGTCGTCCTGAAACTGGCTGAATTCGTTCAGAAACCCGGCCAGTGCAGATTTCACCTCGGCGGTGGCGTCCGGTGCCTGAGGCACAGGCGCGCCGCCCGAAGACTTGGTCTCGGTCATCACGTCATCCTGATTGTTGAGAGATGTGCGGGCGTTAACGCGCCGCCAGTTTGCGGCGGGCGTCCTGGAACACCGTCGCCAGTTCATGCAGGAAATCGCCCTTGGCCTCGCTGGCCTGATGGGCGTCCACCCGCGCCTGTGGCAGCATCGGGAAGGTCACCAGCGACACCTCCCAAAGCTCCACTTCGGAAAGGAGCCGCTGCCCCTTGTCGTTCTTCGCCGCGCGCACGGTGCGATAACCGATCGACAGCCCGTCGATGGCCCCCGCCTCCAACAGCGCCACCGCTTCGCGGCCCTTGTCCACGGCATCGAGGATGCGCCCCCTGACCCACAGGCCCTTGCCATCCTCCTGCACCGCGTCCCAGATCCCGATGGGCTGGCCGGGATCGTGTTGCCACAGCATCTTGACGTTGCGCCCCTGCGCCGACAGCCCCTTCAGACTGCGGCCATAGGCGCCCTTCTGCACCACGTCACCGCCCTGATCGCAGGCCCCGAACAGGCTCGCATAGCCTTCGATCACATGACCCTCGCGGACCGTCAGCGCCTCGTCGAAGCGGCAGAATTTGGTCTCCATTCCACTTTCGGAAAATCCATACATATCTATCTCCTATCCACCAGAGCTCATCTGAATGAGGTCGCCCACACCTTGTGCGAGGATCACGCTGACCACGCCGAACACCGCCAGCCACAACCGCCGCTCCAACCGGTCGAGCGCGCCCTCGATGGCCTTCAGGCGAAACTCCAGCGCCTGCCAGCGTTCCTCATGCACGCGCTCGTTGGCCTCGATCCGGGCATTGGCCGCGTCGAACGGGTCATAGAGGAACCGCGATCCGCCGACGCCTCGGGCGCTCATCCATCCTCCGCCAGCCGCGGCAGCCCCAGCATCGCGCGCTTTTCCGCAGCCGTCAGGAATTCGGCCTCTGCCACCCGCCGCCACTGTGCGTCGCGCTCCACCGCCAGCGCCGGCACCTGGTCGAGATCCGGTTTCACCTCTACCGCCTCGCCGGAATAGCCCGCCAGCCAATGGGACAGCGTCGCCAGCACCTTGCTGGCCAGCGGCAGCACCGTCAGCCGGTAAAAGGCCCGGTGCGCCTCGGCGTAATTGGCGTAGGTCGCGTCGCCGGGAATGCCCAACAACATCGGCGGCACCCCGAAGGCCAGCGCGATCTCGCGCGCGGCGGCGTCCTTGGTTTTCTGGAACTCCATGTCCGAAGGGCTGAACCCCATCGGCTTCCAGTCCAGCCCGCCCTCCAACAGCATCGGCCGCCCGGCATTGCGGGCCCCTTGGTGGTGGCTCTCCATCTCCGATTGCAGCCGCTCGAACTGCTCAGGCGTCAGCGTCCCGGCCCCATCGGCCCCGCGATAGACAATCGCCCCCGACGGTCGCGCCGCGTTGTCTAGCAGCGCCTTGGACCAGCGCGAGGCGCTGTTATGCACATCCAGCGCATTCGCCGCCGCCTGCATCGGGCTTAGCCCGTAATGATCGTCCTGCGGGTGGAACAGTCGCACATGGCAAATCGGGATCGTCCCCTGCACATGAAACCGATGCTTCTTGGCCCCGACGGCATAGTCATAGGCCACCGGCCAGCCATCGGCACCGGGCACAAGGCTCATCCGGTCGGACCGCAGCACATGCAATTCGCCCGGCATACCGCCATCGGGGCTGACCGCCTCGACATAGCCATTGCCCGACAGCAGAAGCTGCGCAAACAGCGCCTCCATGAACTCCGCCCGCCCCTGCGCCCCATTGGGCCGCGCCAGCAGGCCCAGCACCGGATGCAGCTCATAGCGCCGCTCCGCGTCCTGGCAGATCACCGGCAGGGCCGCCGCCGCTTCGGCGATCAGCTTGACCGAACGAAACCCCACCGGATTTCCGGAAAACCCCGTTTTCATCAGCGATACCGTATCGCGCGGGCTCCACGCCACCCGGCTCCCGGTCGCCCATGCCACCACCCGCCCCGTGGCCGAGGCCTTGGCCTCTGGCACCACCGGCTCCGCTCGTCGCAAGAAATCCAACACCATCCGCGTGTCTCCTTTATCCGAATGAAAAGGGCGCCCCCGCTCACCGCGAAGACGCCCCGAAAAGGCGGATAAGCGCCCCTTTCAGCGATGTTTCAGATCTGCCGCATCCCCGGTCGCGCCACCGCACGGGCGGGCAGGATCATCCCGTCCGTCAACGCCCAGACCAGGGCGTCCACCCGGTCGGGGCTGCCCCGCCCCTGATACCCGGTCACCGCCATGCGGCTCATCTCCTCTTCCAGCGCCGGAAAGCGGCCCAGATGCGCCACCCGCCCTTGTTCATAGAGCGCCGCCACCGGCTCGGCCCGAGCCACCTTCCCGCGAGAGGCCCGTACCGACCGCAGGTTGACCAGCGGATCGACCATCCGCACCGCGTCCAGCACCAGGTCACCGCCCTGGTTGACTTCGGCCACCATCCGCGCGGCGCCGTGCCGGTGATAGGCAGCCACAGCCGCCTCGGCCCAGGCACTGGCCGACACCCCCTGAACCGAGCAATCCTCGATCACCACTGCGCGCCAATCCTTGGGCGGCCCGGCCTGCACCACGCCCACCACGACGATCCCGCAGGCATCCGACCCTGCGTGCCCTGTCACGGGCGGATCCACCGCCACCGTGATCCGCGCGCCCTCGGGCACCGCGTCCACGCGGGCGCCGTCCAGCGCCCCGCGCGGCCACAACGCGCCCTCCATATCCTCGACCAGCACCCCGTCCAGTTCCTGTCGGCCAAGCGCCGTTCCGCCATAGCGTGCCCGCACCTCTTCCAGAAACGAGTCTGCCAGATAGGCCCGGTTCGCCTCGGTCGGCGCATGGGTCATCACCGTGCTCTCCCGCTCCAGAAGATCCTTCAACACCCCCACATTGCGCGGCGTCGTCGTCACACAGACCTGCGGATGATCGCCCAGCCGAAGCCCGAATTGCAGCATGTCCCACGTCTCTTCCGCCTTGGGCCATTTCGCCAGTTCATCGGCCCAGGCCGCATCGAATTGCGGCCCCCGCAGCGCTTCCGGATCATAGGCCGAATAGAGCCGCGCCTCTGCCCCGTTGGGCCATACCAGCCGCCGTTCGCCCGCAATCCAGCGCGGGCAGCGATCGGGCGGAGAGCAGGCCAAAAGCCCGCTCTCCCCCTTCACCATCACCGCCAGCGCCTGGTCATAGGTCTCGCCCACCAGCGCCACGCGCCGGGCACGGCCGGCGGACTCGGGCGTTGATCCTTCGACCATCGCCCGCACCCATTCGGCCCCGGCCCGCGTTTTGCCGGCCCCGCGCCCGCCCAGCACCACCCACGCCCGCCAGTCGCCGTCGGGCGGCCATTGATGTGGCAACGCCCAGACCTCGAAGAGCCACGGCAACGCCGCCAGCGCATTGTCACTCAGCCCCTCCAGAAAGCGCTCCACCTCCTCTCGCGGCGCGCAGGCAAGCAAGGCGGAGCCCGATCTCAGTTCGGGCCGCGTCAAGGTCGAGCTGTCCGGCCCCAATGCTTCCCTTTCGCTGATGTTCCGCAT